AAGAGATCGTCAACCATGACCACTACCAGCGGATCCGCAGCAACGATGACCGGCGGGTGTACATGCGCGAGTACATGCGCGACCGGAGGGCGAACGGGAAGGTTGTTAGCAAACCGTTAACACAGTTTCAAAAGTTAGCAAAGTTAGCCCACGCAGACGTAGACGTAGACGTAGACGTAGGAACTACTAAGTCAAAGACAAATACCCGTCGCGTCAAGGTCAACGGACACGCCCAAAGCGGTGCCGGAACCCGTTTAGCAGAAGACTGGTGCCTGCCCGGTGAGTGGGAGCAATGGGCGCTCGCCGTGCGCCACGGGTGGACACCGCAGGGCGTGGTTCGTCTGTCGATCACCTTTCGCGACTACTGGCTTGGCAAGCCGGGTGCTGCCGGCAGGAAGTCAGACTGGTTCGCAACGTGGCGTAACTGGGTTCGCCGCACCGACAAGGAGCCGGCACTGTGAACCGCATGATCGACGATTCGATGCTTGATTCTGAACCGTGGCTGGGACTGACCGACAACGCCGCGCGTCTGGCCTTTTTCGCCCTTCTGCTGAATGCCGATCGCCTCGGGAACGCCGAAGCCAACCCCGCGCGCCTGCTTCACTGGTGGCGTGACTTTGGGATCGACACCAAGGCCAAAGTCGCATCCACAGAGATGGCGCTTGCAGACGCCGGTCTGGTGACCCTGTACGGCCCAGCCGATCGCCAGTTCGTCCACATACCGAATTGCTACAAGGAGCCCGCGCGATGAAGAACTGCCCCATCTGCCAAACCGCCGTTGACGGCCTCATCTGCCCCAAGTGCGGCGCCGCCGAGCCGGGTGCGCCCAAGCCTCGAGCTCAGATGGATCGCCTGTGCGCCGACGTCTACCGCGGACAGCGCTGCACCAAGGCCGGCAGCTTCAGCCACTCCACGCACGGCGGCGGGCCTTGGCTCTGCTGGGATCACTTCGCTCCACACGCCGCCAGCCTCAAGCCCACCGCACCACCCCACGGGTTCCAATCGCTCAAGGCCATCATCCGCAAGGTGGATCCGGAAGCACAGGCCGAGCGCCAAGCACAGGCAGACGGACTATGAGCGCCCGCGAAACCTTCAACCCCAACAAGCGCGAGGTCGCCATCGCCGCAATGGAGGTCGACGACGAGGACGTCGCATCCCCACTCGTCTTCAAGAACGGCGTCGTCTCCATCGTCATCCCTCTCCAAGAGCTCGCCTTCACGCCACCAACCGTCATCTGGGCTCTCGCCGTCGCCATGTGCTCGCGATACACTGCCAAACACGAGGCGCCCGATGGCGCCATTCCAAAGCAGTAGCCATGCCCAAGGGCGCAAAACCGGGGAACACCAACTCCGTCGGAAACAAGGGCGGCAAGGGTGGCCCATCCAAGTGGAAGCCCGAGAACGTCAGCCGCGCACGCGAGATGGCCGCTGGCGCCTTCACCGAGCAAGAGATGGCCGACGCGTTCGGGGTCGCTACTCGCACGCTGCGTATGTGGCGCATCGATCATCCGGAGTTCGCGATTGCCACCAAGCTGGTCAAGGACGCCGCAGACGATCGCGTCGAGGTCAGCCTCTACCATAGGGCCATGGGCTACGAGCATGACGACGTCGACCTACGCGTCGTTGGAGGCCGAGTCGAGAAGACCAAGGTGCGCCGCTACTACCCGCCCGACACCGGCGCCGCCACCATGTGGCTCAAGAACCGCCGCGGCGATGTCTGGCGCGACAAGTCCGAGATCCGCGGGCCGGGGCCGAATGGCGAGCACTACCTCGCACCGGCGCTCACCGTGTCGATCGTGAAGAAGGACGATGGCAGCGAATGATTCGCTCGCCAACATCGACCTGACGCTGCACTGGCAGCAGGGGGTCGCGTACCAGTCGCAGGCCACCGAGATCCTGTACGGCGGCGCTGCCGGCGGCGGCAAGTCCCACCTGATGCGCGTGGCCGCGGTGTGCTGGTGCTACGCCATCCCCGGCCTTCAGGTGTACCTGTTCCGCCGCATCAGCGAAGACCTCGTCAAGAACCACATCGAGGGGCCGAAGGGCCTGCGCGCCATGCTCGCACCGTGGGTGCTGGCCGGGTTCTGCACCATCGTCGAGGACGAGATCCGGTTCTGGAACGGGTCGAAGATCTACCTGTGCCACTGCAAGGACGAGAAGGATCGCTTCAAGTACCTCGGGGCCGAGATCCATGTCCTGCTGATCGATGAGTTGACCACCTTCACCGATGTCATTTACCGGTTCCTACGCAGCCGCTGCCGCGCCGTAGGGCTCAAGGTGCCACCACCCTACCTTGGAATGTTCCCGCGCATCCTAGCGGGCTCTAATCCGGGCGGCGTCGGTCACCACTGGGTCAAGTGGGCGTTCATCGACGGCGCCCAGCCGCTGGCCCTACGTCCGCAACCGGACAGTGAGGGCGGCATGGTCAGGCAGTACATCCCTGCCAAGCTGGACGACAACCCATCGATGCAGACGGACGATCCGACGTACCGCGCTCGCCTGCGGGGCTTGGGCTCGCCCGAGCTCGTCAAGGCGATGGAGGAGGGCGACTGGAACGTGGTCGCGGGGGCGTTCTTCCACGAGTGGCACACGCCGCGGCATGTGATCGCACCGCTGCGACCGCACCCGACGTGGACGGTGTTCAAGGCGTTCGACTGGGGATCGGCGCGGCCCTTCAGCGTCGGGTGGTACGCGATCGCCGGGGGCGAGGCGCTGCCGGATGGGCGCCGGTACGCTCGAGGCACGCTGATCCGCTGGCGCGAGTGGTACGGGGTCGAGGCTGACTCGCCGAATCAGGGGCTGCGCTTGCACGCGGAGGTGGTGGGCGATGGCATACGGGCGCGTGAGGCTGATTTTCCGTCGCTGGGCATCAAGTGTGCGTACAGCGTCTGCGATCCTAGTGCGTTCGCCGAGGATGGCGGGCCGAGCATCGTCGAGCGGATGGGTGTCGCGTTCCAGCCGGCAGACAACAAGCGCGTACCGGGGTGGGATCAGGTGCGTGCGAGGCTGTCGGGCGAGGACGGGGTGCCGATGCTGCTGATCACCGCGGAGTGTGTACACGCTATCCGCACCTTGCCCAGCCTGCAATCGGACGACATCAAGCTGGACGACGTCGACACCGAGGGCGAGGATCACGCGGCTGACGAGATCCGGTACGCGTGCATGTCGCGGCCCTATGCGCGACCGTTGCCGCGGGTGCCGGCTGGGCCTAAGCTATTGCAAACGGCCACATTCGACGAGTTGATGGCTGCGTACAAGCCGCGAAGGCGGGAGAGGGTGTGATCGCCATGCTGATCGATGAGCGCAATCTGCGTGAGGTGCTCGGCGTGCTGGCCGGCGCCGCGTCAATGTGCTGGGATCCGCCGCCGTCGGGCAAGTTCGACACCGAGGCTGCGCAGAAGGCGGTCGACGTTGCGATGAAGGCGCTGCGCGAGAGTGGCGAATGAGCATCCTCGAGCAGACGGCACAGGTCGAAGGGCCGAAGGAGTTCGGCACTGACCCCGGCGGGGTCTACAAGCGCTGGTCGAGTGAGCTCCTGCTGGCGAAGAAAGAGTTCCGCGACTGGGGCGAGCGGGTGCGCAAGATCGTCGACCGGTTCCGCTCCGAGGAGCGTGACGCCGAGACAACGGACGACGATGTCGGCGAGGGGCTGAACCTGCTCTGGTCGACGGTGCAGACGCAGATCCCGGCGATCTACCAGTTTCCGCCGACGGTGGAGGTCAACCGGCGGTTCAAGACCAAGGATCCCGCGGCGCGGTGCGCGGCGATGATCCTCGAGCGCTACCTGTCGATCGACATGGATCGCGACGATTTCACGACGGAGGTGCTGGCGGTGCTGCTCGACCGCTGTCTGGGTGCGCGCGGTCAGATGTGGGTCGAGTACGAGGCGGTGCTGGGCAAGGTGCCGCAGCCGACGCCGGTGATGCAGGGGCCGGATGGGAAGCTGATGCTGCCGGATGGCACGACGCCGTACGAGGGCGAGCCGCCGCAGGACATGAACGGTCAGATGATCGGCCAGCACATGTTCGAGCAGATCGTCGACTGCCGCGCGCCGGCGAGCTACCTGTACTGGGATGACTTCCTGCATAGCGCTGCGCGGCGCTGGAAGGACGTGACGTGGGTGGCGCGAGCGCGCTACTTCACGCGCGACGAGTGCGAGCAGAAGTTCGCGGAGGGGATGCGCAAGTTCGGCTGGACGCGCGACCAGTTGCCGTTGACCAAGTCGGCTGCGGTCGACAAGGATGACGAGAACGCGAACCTGTTCAAGCGGGTGCGGGTGTGGGAGTTGTGGAACGACACCGAGATGATCTTTCTCGCCGAGGGCATGTCGGTGCCGATCGACGTGCGTCCGCGCGG